TTGCGCACCTCCCGCACCGCGGGCAGCTTGCCGTACAGTTTTTCGCCAAGCTGACGGACCAATTCGCGCTCTGGCCAGGTCAGCCTGTAATCATCGCGCGAGACCGCCAGCATGTGCTGTTCATGCCAGCCGTCGCGCTTGACCTGCTCGGGGTCGCGGCGGTGACCGCCGTAACCCTTCGGGGTGAACCGCATGCCCATCAGCCCAGTCCTCCCTGCGTCTCGATGGCCCAGAGCAGGATTGCGATCGCGTCGGCCTCGTTGTCATCGGCTGGGTTGAAGCCGCGCTTGCGGGCAGCGTCGATCATCGCCTGCTTGTTGGCGTTTCCCTTGCCAGTCGCGTGTTTTTTGATGGTTCCCACCGGGACACCTTGGTACGGCACACCGCGCAACTCGCCCCAGCTGGTCAGAACAGCCAGCAGACCCCCAAAGACATGGGCTGCGTCGGTGCCTGCGTGGCGACGCACTTCTTCGAAATAGATCGCCTCGATCGGACCGCTGAGCCGGTCGATCTCCGTCAGCCAGTTGGTGAAGCGCAGGTAGCGCATGCCACCGCCGTCATAACGGCTTGGCTTGAAGCTGACGGTGCCACTGGTGATCAAGCCATCAAAGCCACGGATGGCCCAGCCGGTGGTGGTGCCGAGGTCGAGCGCCAGGATGGTGCGCGGGGTTTGTGTGGATTGGGTCATGCAGACCTCCTCTTCGGTTTGCTGGGCCTGGCGAGAGGGCTGGCCGGTGAAGGCTGCGGTCTCGCCAGGCCCCGAAGGGTGGTCTGGTCACGTCAGGTGCGGGGCGGTTGAGCCGTCCGGCACTTCTTTCAATTCCTTCAACGGACCGATTTGAAAGAAGTCGGCCTGTAAGGTGTTGATCAGTATGTGTAATATACCTTCTTTCAATATTTCTTATATTTCAATAGGTGCCTTCTCTTTACTTCTCACCGCGCGCGCGAAGACACGTATATACAGGTGTCCTCTTGAAAGATTGAAAGAAGTGAAGGAAGTCAAAAATCCCATTCTGAACAGCGACTTAGACCTCGACTTCTTTCAATTGAAAAAACCCCGTTTTGAAGGAAGCCTGTGTCTCATGTCAGGATCCGATAAACCATGGCCCTGCGACCACCGGTGTCGCGCATGCCGGTGGTGATATCCCCGCTTTCGATCAGTGTTTCCAGAATCTCATTTCGGTCGCGAGATTTCAACCACTGTGATGCCCGAGTGACCTCGGATTTGGTGATCCCCTTGAACCCAGAAGCGCGGATAATCTCCTTGAGCCGCTTCAAATGGGCTTCGGTTTCAGTGTCGGCAACATGACGCTCCACCGCCGCCATGGTCCGCTGCGCATAGTAGCGCACGAATTTGATGGCCCATTCGGTGGCGGTCAGGTCAATTTCGGGCTTTGCAAAGTCCCTCCCCACCGCCACGATCAATGCCAGCTTCAGGGCATTTTCACCAATGCGCGCGAGGATCGCCGTACATGCCGTACCGGCGGCTGCCCGCAACTCCACCGTCAACCCGACACTTAGCGCCTTAAACCGTGCTTGGGCCTCATCGGTCATGGGCACGATCATTGGCGTCACAATGGTGTTTTGATCCGCAGTCTTGCCCATTAGATTGCCCTGTTGGTGCCCACCGCCTGCTGCCACGCGCTGCAGGCCCCAGATCAGCGCAGGTGGGGCCTGCCGGATACCGACCGCAATGTTCTCGTCCGGGTAATCCTCATCGCTGGGCAGGATCAGGAAGCGGGCGAGCGATCCATCGACCACATTCGCGCCCTGCAGCGCGCCCCAGAAATGCAGCGGCGTCGTTGTACCGTAAACGCAAAGGCAGGGTTGATTGATGTCACGCCGCTCGTTCGACCCGTCCCGGTTGGCATATTCCGCGCCAAGGAAGATGCCTCCAGCCGCCGTAAATAGCTCGGTCATGTTGTCGAGGATCTCGGTGATGTGGCGCGGGCTGCGTTTGCGGTCAGCAGCAGCCGCAAGGAACATGCCGAACTCGTCGATCTGGAACAGGATCGCGGGCTGGCGGTGCAGCGCGGTCAGGAGCCCCGCGCCAGAGGCGATCTTGTTGCCGCCGAGGTGATGCGCAAGGCCCGCCTCGAAGAAGACCTCATTGATGATCTCACGGGCGTGGTTCTTGCCCGACCCGCTGTCAGCGATGCCCACGATATATAGGTTCGAGCGCAGATTGCTTTCGGTCCGGTATTGCCGTCCCATGAGCGCGCCGATGGCACAAAGGCTGGCGCCGAGCGACAAAAGTGGCTGCGGGCGCCGGGCCGTCGTGAGCATGTAATCCGTCAGATCCCCCACCAAACCATCCGGCATTACCAGCGTGAACGGCGGATTGGCCGGGGTGTCACCGCTCTCGTCAGACTGTACGTCCAATCTCGACAACAGCCCTGCCGCCGGATGCGCGGCATCGGGAACAGTGGACCCATCAAGGCGCAAATCGCTATCGGGCTGCCAGCCGCGCGCTATGGCGAGGTGATAGATTGTGCCTGCGCCAATCCGGTCGGGCTTGAAGCTGGCCCAGGCCTTGGCCGTGGCTGCGGGCACATCTTTTGCGGCCTGCGCTGACCAGTTGGCAAAGACATCGGCCCCAGCTTCGCCAAGCGCGCCTTTCAGCGCCATGCCGATCCGCATCCAGCTGTCATAATCCAACTCGGCATTGGGCAGCCATGCGAGGGCTGATGCAATGGCTGGCAATGTGCCGATCTGACTGTGGCTGCGCAGATGCACGACGCTGGTCGCGGCGGTCGAAAGCCTTCGCTGCCGCAGAGAATCGGGCAGCAGCGCATAGGCCTCGTCCAGAAATGCCGCCGCCGCCTCTGCAGTGATTTCCGGCAGATCGGTGATCTCGAGATCGGCCAGCGCTTCATCGGGCCAGGCATAGGGCGCGGCGGTGTCCGGATGAGTGGCATAGGCGACGAACTGCTGGCCGAGGCAGAGGACCTCCAGCGGATGATGTTTTATACCCCGGAACGGCACGGCCGTGCGGTAGATCAGCATGCGCTTCGGTGCCTTTCCGATCCGCAGGGCGGGCGTGTCGCCCAGCCGGTCCCGCGCCAATTGCTCGATCTGGAGCGCCAGTTCCGCGTCCTCAACGATGTCGATGTCGATCGCAGCAACCGCGCCACCAACGATCCCGATGCCGCAATCGGGCCAAGCCGACCATGTCGCTATCTCGACCTCGGTTGTCGGGCGCTCTGAATGCCGGTTCCATTCCGGGTAATCGGCCCACGCCCCGCGCTTGAACTGGCCGGGCTTTTTGGTGCCCGGGCCGATTGGCAAAATGGCATAGCCATTCGTGACAAGACGCGCGCCAAATCGCGCCATGTAGGATGTATTAGCCATCAGAAAGGCACCTCGGGGGTCATGGCGTCGAGCCGCGCGCGGTCTTTGCCCGCAAGCTCGCGCAGGTGATCGCAATATCCGGTGACGACCGTATCGAGAAAGCGATCCCATTCGGTCTCCGTCAGGGTGGCAAGATCGGACTTGCCAATGCTCTCGAGGTATTCGCCCCCCTGTTGGCCACCGACTGTCATTGCCTCGCTCTCGTTTGGGGTGGGATCGATCATGCCCGTCCTCCCGTGACAGATGTCCTGGCAGGTCCGGGAGCAGAGGTGCTTGCGGTTTGCGTCCCGCCGACGGTCCGAGACGGGGAACCCCGCGTTGAACCAGCCAAAGCCGCGAGGTTCCCGGTGGCAGACGGCGCAGAGGCCGGGGTGGGTTTGGCGCATGGGGAGAACCTGTGACCGGTGATTTCAAAATAGCGGCCTGACGGACGAACCGAGATGTCGCTGGGACGTGTAAGGCGGCTTGCCTGCGCAATGGCCTCTTCAACACTCAGTGGGATGGGCACATCGGATGCGCGCTTGCGCCACCAGTCCGCAGCCTTCTGACGCGCATAGCCCTGATGCTCGAAGCAGACCCATTCGCTGTAGCTCGTGAGCCCACAACTATAGGTGACCTTCAGCGATGGCCGCCCGCCCAGCTTGTCGTGGCGGCTGTAGGAGATGCCATGGACCGGTAGCCATTGCGGCGATTTTGGCGAAAGAACTGGCAGGGCAGCAGCCGTCGGTGCAATCTTCACGTCACGGGCTGGGAATTCGTACCCACAGTCCGGACATTCAGTGGACGAAAGCGCGATAATGCTCTCGCACATCGGGCAGACCTTGGTGGGTGCTTCACCGCCCCCCCCTTCACCAGGGCGTTTGGGCCGGACCAGATCAATGGGCCCGTGGCGGCTAACATTGCCCGCAAAATCCAGAACGAGGCAGTTATCCTTGCCGGTAGCCGCGCTGAGCCGTGTGCCACGACCAACCATTTGCACATAAAGCCCAGCCGACTGCGTGGGACGCAGGAGCGCAATGAGATCGACGCCGGGCGCGTTGAATCCGGTGGTCAGCACACCCATCGACGCCAGCGCGCGTATGTCGCCCCGCTTGAAGGCCGCGATAATGGCATCGCGCTCGTCCTTCGGCGTATCGCCGAAGATCGTACGGCAACTGATGCCCCGGTGCTGGAATTCCTCAGCAACGTGGCGCGCGTGATCCACGCCTGAGCAGAAGGCGAGCCACGATTTGCGATCCTTGCCGTAGTCGATGATCTCGGTGACCGCCGCGCGCGTGATGGCGTCCTGGTCGACCGCGGCCGCGAGATCGCGGGCAATGAAGTCACCGGCGCGGGTGCCGACCTTCGACACATCAAGCTGGGTTGCGGGCTGTTTTGAGACTAGCGGGCTCAGATAGCCCTGATCGATCAGCTCGCGCACTGGGGCTTCAAAAGCGATATCGGTGAAGAGTGCTGATTTGCCCTCATGCAGCATGCCGCTGTCCGTCCGGAACGGCGTGGCCGTGAGCCCGATCACCTTCAGCGCCGGGTTGATCGCGCTCAGCGCATCAAGGAAGCGCCGATACATGGTGCTCGATTTGCCCGGGATCAGATGGGCCTCATCAATCAGCACCAGATCGGTGTGGCCGATTTCTCGCGCACGGCGATGGATCGACTGGATGCCTGCAAACAAGACGCGCGCTTGCGCCTCGCGCTTGCCCAGACCCGCCGAATAAATGCCCGCGGGTGCCTCAGGCCAAAGGGCGATCATTTCAGCGTGGTTCTGCGCGATCAGCTCGCGCACATGGGTCACGATCAATATGCGCTGGTCGGGCCAGGCTTTCAGCACGCCTTCGATAAAGGCGGCCATGACCAGCGACTTGCCTCCAGCGGTCGGGATGACCACCAGCGGATTGCCTTTGTTGTTCTGGAAGTAGCCGTAGATCGAAGAAATCGCGGCCTGTTGATAGGGGCGCAGGGTCAGCATGGCGCGGCCTCCGTGGTACGGGCATCATTTGACCAGGTGGAGCCATCGGCCATGCGGTAGGTGACGATATCGTCGCCCGCATCGATGACCTCCCCCGGCACGAGATCGGGGATAAAGAGATGTTTGACGCAGGCGGCGCGCTGCTCTGCCGGAGCCAGCATTCGATCATGGCGGGCGCAGTGCCAGCCGCCTTTGAGCGGTGTCGCGTGCAGGCAGGACCGGCAAGTCACGGCGGCCGCGCCACCCTCGTGGCATGCGGCATGGTGATCGCAGAAACGGCATTCGAACCAGGCCGCGTCCTCGCTGATCCGCGCAGGCGGATGCTGGGCAAAGATGACTCGGCCAGCCTTTTGCAACAGGCGTTCGGCCATAGCCGGATCGGCCTCGATCCGCTCGATATACAGCGTATCGGTGTTCTTGCAGACCGCCATGTAGAGCGCGCGGGTAATGCCAGTGAAGTGCATGTAGATCTGCATCTGCGCCGTATGCTGAGGCTTTGACAGCGCGACGCCTTTCGCGCTCAAATCCGCAAAGCTCTTTGCGCCGTGCGTCTTGAACTCCAGCACATGCCAGGTTTTGGGGGCCTCGAGCAGGCCGATGGCGACCCCATCGAGCGAGCCACCGAAATGA